GATGCAACAGAAGAAAATTTTATAATCCTTCCGGCTAGATTATTCTGGACTCCGGAATTCAGAAAAAACAGAAAAATTGCATTCCCTGATTGTGTAGTTGCTGTCACCAGATTCCAAGAAATGAAACATAGAAATGCAATGTTTGGAATTATGGATCCTGATTTTGGATTCAATAAAGCATTTATGTCCGATTTATGGTTAGGTTCTTTAATGAATATGGACTCTGTTGCATTCAGAACTATATCTTGGAGTGCATGGGATCAGCTTAAACAATTTACATTAATAGATATTCAACATAGATGGAATTATGTTTAGCATGAATTATTGGTTCTTGGTCATGATCCAAGAGTTAATGTTTTCTGTGGGTTAAAAGTTAAAGTTCCGGAGCAAGAATTATTTGATAATGTCTGGGTTCAAAAATGGATTTCAGCACATTGCAAATTATAGGCAAATAAACTAATGACTATATTCTCTACAAATTTGGTGGGGGGCATAACTATCCAAATGTCATCTGTTGTTGAAGAAGCACAAAAAGACATAGAATCCTGTAAAGAATGGTTCACTAAGTTGAATAAAGTTCCAAATATGTATACACTTCCATAACAAAAAAGAGTTCCTTAATTTGGAACTCTTTTTAATTAATTAATTCTATTTTCAATTTTAGGATCAAACATTCCTTCCATCATATATGATGCAAACATATCTGCTTGCTGGATAATAACAAGTAGCGGGCAACCGTTCATTGAATCATTCAATGATGATTTTTCATACGGAGAAATAAATGCGCCCGGATCACTTGTTCCCATATGCCAGCGCATTGCAAGAATTTCATTACATGTTAACCGAATAAAATTCTGTGCCATAATTACAGATTTCTCACCATGTCCTACCGGAAATGTATCATGAATATCATATGTATAATATTGATGCCAGGTATTTGATGCTTCATCTTTGAAATTTTTTATAGATCTGATATAAAAATTTGTTTTACACAAATCATGAAGCAATGCAACAATAATAATGTTTTCCGGTTTAATATCACTGACATTATGATCAGGTGTTGCTAATGGTAACATTGTAGAAAACAACTTAGTTGCTGCATGATAAACATTAAGACTATGCTGGCATAAACCGCCTTCATAAGATCCATGGAATCTGGATGAACTCGGTGCAGTGAAAAAATCTGAATTGGTTTCCAGCCAATTAATTAAATTTTCAATCCCCTCACGTCCTGTTGAACGGAGGAGATTAATAAACTCTGTTTTATTTGCTTGAATTTGTTCTTGTGTAAGCTTTGCCATAATAATTATCAATTTTGTTAATAATTATAAACTAAAAAGTTAAGATTGTTTCAACAAATTGAAATAAGATTTTCACGTTTGTATGAACGCCACCCTTGTTTGTCTATATCAAAATATGTTTGGCGATTGCTATTCTTTGCATGCGGATGAATACCTGCAGGAATACAGTGAGACGGAATAACCTGAACACTGAGAGTTCCAGTAGAATGACGAATAGTTCCATCAACTTTACGGAAAGTGAAAGTTGCAGTAGATTTGCACATTGCTTTATAAAGCTTTGCATTTTTCCATGCGGCTTTAAGTGCTTCACTCATTGACATGTTATTCTCTTTAACGAATCTCCAAGCGAGGTTCATAATTGAACGAAGATTTGCAGTTGTCATAGCATATGTTGTTTAAAGGGTTAATACTATCTTTTTTAATTACGATGCAAAGATAATACTTTTTTCTTAAATTAAAAAATAGAAGTTAAATTTTATTTAAAAAATAAAAAATAAATATATTAAATAAATAAAAAAACATAATTAAATATATGAAAAAAGATAATAAAAAAGCTTTATATGAAAGTATTATGACTTCAGTAGCTAAAGAAGTTAAGAAAGCATTGAATGAATATGATGGTTGGACTACCACAACAACATTGGATGATGATGTGGATATTAACGATGGGGACTTTGTAGATTTAGGATTAGATGTTAAGTGGGCTAAGTATAATTTAGGTGCAAAACCAGGTAAAAATGCTGAAGATTGGTATGGAGATTATTATGCTTGGGGTGAAACTGAACCAAAATTAAAATATATATGGACTAATTATAAATACTTAAATTCTGATGAGGAAAACTTATTGAAATACAATAAAAAAGATCGTAAAAACTCTCTCATGCCTAATGATGATGCAGCAACTGTTAATTGGGGCAGACCTTGGAGAATGCCAAGAAGAGAAGATTATGAAGTATTATTAGAACATACTACTAATCGTTGGGTTACCGATTATAAAGGTATTCAAGGATTAAATGGCCGAGTATTTACTAGTAAAGTTAATGGTAATAAATTATTTATTCCAGCGGCTGGTTATTGTTTTGGTTCAAGGATGGGTGGTAGTGATTGTTCTTATAGTGGCCTGTGGACTTCAAATCTTAGCTATGACCGTGCTGATTAGGCTTGCTTCTTAGGCTTAGATTTTGGCGATACCGAGTTGGGCAACTGCAGCCGTTGTATTGGTTATTCAGTTCGTCCAGTTATGGAGTAAGGATATATATTGAAAATAAAATAAGAAATAAAAAATGCTAGAGTTTAATTTCTCTAGCATTTTATTTTTCTTCATCATCTTTAACTTCTTGGAATTTAGCAATCAGTGCTTGTTTCTTTTTCTCTTGAAGCATCTTAGCCACATTTCCTGTTCCCATTATTACATTCTCTAGTTTTGCAGGTTCTTCTTTACTCTCTTCCAATGCAGGAATTTCATTAGTATGTTTAGAATTTCCAATAGCTAAGTTTTCTTCTGCATTGTCTTTTTGTTGCAAATCCAGATATGTATCTATATAATTCTTGCGCATATTGTTTTGTGCTATTGTTATTTGTTGTGCTAAATCTGATTGCTGTTTAGAAAGTTTAATATAGACTTCAAACAGTCTTGGAGATATTTCGCCATGTCCAATAGCATCCATATTTGCCTGAATTACTTTGTCTGTTCTAATAGATTCATAATACATATGCCCAAGTTGTTCTGCATCTTGTTCTACTTTGTCAAGAATCATTGTTGAATTCTGTAAAATAGTTGGCACAACTTCTTTAACTATTTTCATTAATTGTTCTTTTGCCTTTTTAATGCACTGTTTTTCTGTTGATTTATAATTAATTTTGATAACTGGTTCAGGATTCAGCATATTAGTTGGAATTGAGTCATCTATATCTATAGGTGTTCCACTAAAACCAGAAGAAACTGGTGCAGATGTTCCAGAACCTGCATTAATTTTATTAATTAAATTTCCAAGTGCATTTGATGTTCCTTTTATTGTTGCCATATATAATAAACACTTTATTTATTTTATTATTTATTGAAGAAATTGTTTATTTTGATTTTAACACATTATTTTTGCTTCTATATATAAATTATTATTTTAATAATAAAAGTGTCCCAGAATTGAATCTAGGGCACTTTGTGAGGCTTTTATTATTAATGTTCTACATTACATTGTTTCTCCACCTTCAGGTGCTGGTGTTTCTGGAGCAGGTGTTTCTGGAGCAGGTGCTTCATTACCCATGTCTGTTCCTCCTCCCATATCAGGACCGCCGAATTCACCACCATTCATAACATCACCGCCTCCGGCTCCGCCGAAGTTTAGTCCGCCTCCGGCTCCGCCGAAGTCCATTCCGCCACCCATATTATTATCTTGTTGTTGAGCATTCGGCATATCAGCTTGTTGTTTCTTCATCAACTTAGCCAACTCTATTTGTTTAAGAATTTCTCCTTCTTTATATTTTTGGTTAGTTTCAATATCTTGATCTGACAAACCTAAAAATTCTTTAACTAAGAAATCTAATGCAAAATATGGTTTTCCGTCAGGACCTTGTAAACCAAGCAGTGTAGAAACGGTATTAGCGCCTTCAGTAATAGCAGCACGCTTTTTAGCTAATGCAAATACATTTTCTTCATTATATTCAATACCTAATCCTTGTTTAAGAATATCTGTATATGAGAATTCAGGATGCATGAAACAAATTTGAACCAATAACGGTTTGAGAAGAATCTCTTTGAATGCATTTTGAACACGTTGAATAAAACGAGAGAATGCATATTCTTCACGAGTCACATTGGCATCTCCAACTAAAGCGTTATTAGGTGCTTGGGAAATATTCAAATTGAAACGGTTTGCCGGAACCTGCGATTCCAATATAAATTTACGCCAGAAATATTGAAGTTCTTCTGTAGTATTCATATTGTATCCGTCACCTTTAACCGTATCCATTTGAATTGCCTGTCCGCCACGATCCTCAAATACATAAGTCTTTTGGAAATTGAATTTAGGTTCACCATTGACAAGCATTTGTCCGGACATATCGTCCATTGTCACTTCTTCTGCATAGTCTGCATAAATTTCACTGACACGCTGTTTGATACGGGCATCTGAAAGTTCACCCACCGGAACAGTGATTTTGATACGGTTTTGTGCATTTTGAATATTCCAAATCATGTGGGAGTTTTCTAATTGTCTCAGCATATTGAATGGACGAGTCAATCCTTCAACATATGAAATATTAGTATTTCTAGTATCTCCCAAGTCACCCCATGAAATATAAATTATATTTGAATTTGGAATTTTTCTTTGATTTGCTGCGCCTTTGAATTGGTACCAAATAAACAATTCTTGTCCGTCTTCTGTCACTTGAATATCAGGTTGAAGAGTAGTCGGATCAAGATTTAAAATACCGATAATATTTTTATGTCTGTCATCAAAAACAATTTCAAATGCAAGGAATCCGTCAACTAAGAATTTTTTAAAATAGTTCCATGCACCGCTGTTGTTTTCCCAACCGAATGCAGAATAAACTCTGTTGAATGCAATTTTGCAATCATTGATTAATTTGTCTGCATTAGTATTTGTTTTCTTGTTATCATATCCTTTATTAAGATATAATTTAAGTTTGTCAAGATTGAGGTGGGCAAATTGTCCGTTTTCATCATTTACAATAGCCTCATTACAAATAGTTTCCAATATAAAATTAATTTCAACATCTCGTGCAAGTTGTCTGCAATACTGACAACGAGTCGCATATGTCATATCATAATATGCATAATTAGATGATTGGTTCTTTGTTAAATCTTTATATTTTGTAAATCTATTTGTTCCGGCTGCATCATAATAATTAGGATTGAGTTGATCATCCATCATTCCATTACGAGTCTATGAAGCACTAATAGCCAAAGCATTTTTCATAATACTTTGGTTACTTTGCAAACCGAATGATGAAAGATTAATCAACGGGTTAACATGATTATGATCCTAAGCACCTGGTTTAAATGATCTTAATACATATTTTTTAGCCATATTGCTAATTATATTCTTTTATTTATTTATTAGGATCTGCAACAGATATCTAATTTAGTGCATCTTCAAAATTCAAATAATCTTGCGAATCTAAAAGCTTTACATCTTGTGCATAATGACGGGCTTCTGATACTGCTTGCATTGCTTTTCCGATTAATTCCAATAAATGTCCTTTAACATATACTTGTTCATTAGCTGATAAATCGTTAATACCAAAATCGTGTACATTTGTACTGGTAGTTTCGTCCATAATTATAAATTGTTATTTTATAATTATATTATACCCATTTTATTTAGTTTTTTGATTACATTTTTTGTGCTTTGCGGCAAACCGAATTTTGGCATTTGTTCCGGAGTTATTTTAGTTTTAGGTGCAAATGATATATATGTTTGAACATTAGAAACATCCCAACCAGATAAATCTTGTGCAAATGAAGTGCATTTAAATAACATAGAATCCATATATTTAACATTAGAAACATCCCATTTGCCGATTGGCTGGTTAAATTTATAACATCTTGAAAACATCCATGACGTATCTTTTACATTAGAAACATCCCAATTAGAAATATCTTGATTGAAATGTGTACATCCTGCAAACATATCACACATATTTTCTACATTCGAAACATTCCATTTTTGAATAGGTTGATCAAATTTTGTACATGTTACAAACATAGATTTCATATTTTTTACATTAGACACATCCCAATTAGAGATATCACAATTAAAATTATTACAACCATAAAACATATTTTCCATTGTTGTAACATTAGAAACATCCCATTCTGATATATCACCACGAAAACCTTTTGCATTATAATCATCAAACATATAACGCATATCAGTTATATGAGAAACATCTAACCAATTTAAATTAGCTTTTTTATCAACTATTGTAACACGACGAATAAATTTAAGTAAATCATCATGTTCTTTAACAACACATTTAATATTATGTGATAAACAATAATTTAATAATTGTTTATATTTTTGACGTATTAACCGTTTAGTTTCTAAATCAATATTAATAGTTGTTAATAATGGAATATTTATAATTTCATTAAATAATAATCCTTCGAAGCCAAGATCTTTATTGTTAACTTTACTGCTAACCTGACCTTGAAGTTCATTATCATCAAAGTCATCTAAAGCGAATTTAATCCCCCTATTAATTGCTTCTAATATTTTATTATAATTTTTCATATTTTAAATTAGGTTTATATTCATCTTTTATCGGACAACCGTAAAATATAAAACGCGTATATCTTACATTATCAACATTCCAATTTGATATATCTTGATTAAATGAAGAATTTTCAAACATTGATTCCATATTTATAACATTAGATACATCCCACTCTGAAATATCACCGTCAAATTCAGCATCTTTAAATAATATAGACATATCTTTTATACTACTGGTATCTATCCAATTCAAATTAGCTTTATAATTTACATCAATAATACATGTAATAATTTTATCTAATTCATCTTTTGAATTAACTTTATATTTTATATTAAACTATTTTGATAATTCTGCTAAACGGTTTGTTTCCTTTACAGATATCCAACCATTTAACAAACACATTGAATTTTTAATTTTATTATCAATTAAATTATTCCATTCTAAATATTCTTTTAAATTACTAGTATTATTAACTTTACTATTAGTTTGACCTTGAAGTTCATTATCATCATAGTCATCTAATGCAAATTTAATACCTCTATTTATAGCTTCTAATATTTGTTTATAGTTTTTCATTTAATTAAATTTTACAAATTTATTACCGGACGAATACTTAACCCATAATTACGGTTTACACCTTCAATTGAATCAGCTGTCATACCAAATGATATACAATATGCCTTTTTACATACATTATTTCGATCATTTTCTAAGATTGATGTCCAATAAGAACCTTCCTCCTATTTATTTGTAATTGACGGAAATTTGCTATGTTTATTATTAAAACTTGAAGACCAACCGGCAAATGGAAAAAATATTTTATTTCCATTTATTTTACTTATAAATAATCGTCCATATAAACCATTGTCAAAATTATCTTTTATATTTAAATAAGCTTCACCATCTTCCTTTGTATAATCAATAAATGTTGTATACTTGAATAATTCTTCAAATTGTTTGACTGTAGGTATATAAAAATTATTATCAAGCTTTTGTGTTGCAACATCATCTATGGGTAATAATTTAATTAAATTATCATTTTTATTATATTTTGAAAGATTATCTATATGGCCAAATTTATAATTATCCCAACTATAATAACTTTTAGTAGCAGTCTCGCCCCATGCATAATAATCACCATACCATTGATATATATGCTTTAATTCTTTTGAATCATCAACACCCAGATTATATTTACACCAAAGAGTTCCGGAAGGAAGACCAAGATCAACGACTTTTTCCATTAATTCTAAATATTCTTTCATTCCGCCTTTATACTTAACTTTGCTGTTAATTTGACCTTGAATATCTTCTTGATCTTCAAAATCATCCAGTGCAAATTTAATTCCTTGATTAATTGCTTCTAATATTTTATTTGTTAATTTCATATTATTCATTTAATATACCTCTAACAGGCATTCCATAAAATCGAAATTCACTGGTTATTGTATTAGTTGTTTCTCCGCCTTTATATTGGTAACTATAATTACAATTACTATATATATCAGATGTCCATAAATCTATTGATGTATTTATATTGATAATTGATGTTATACGACTATTTAATTTAGTTTCAATTTTTCCTGTAACTGGAAAAAATACTTCATTACCATTTATTTTACTTATAAATAATTTCCCTGTTAAACCTTTAATACCGAGGTATGGATTTGTAATATCATACCATTTTGTTGTTGTATATTGGATTAATTCATCAAAATCTTCTACTGTCGGCATATGAAATATAAAATTATTAATATGCATATTTTGAGTAGCCGCATCATCTTCCGGAAGAAGTTTTTCATAATTATCGGTATAACCGTTAAATCCCAATCCGGCTTTATTACAGTATTTTGTAAAATCAAAATCAGGACCATTTACCCATTTATAATTTCCCCATGAATATTCATCTTTTCTGGTTATTTCTCCCCATGCATAATAATCTCCACACCAGTCTTCTGGTTTAGATAACTAATTTGGATTAACGCCAAGATTATATTTGCACCATAAATTACCAGAAGGCAAACCTAAATCAATGGCTTCTTCCATTATTTCTAAATATTCTTTAGTTCCATGATCATGTTTAACTTTGCTATTAGACTAACCTTGAATCTCTTCTTGATCTTCAAAATCATCCAGTGCAAATTTAATTCCACGATTTACTGCTTCTAATATTTTATTATTTAAATTATATTTCATAACAATATATTTATTTAACAATAATAAACAAAATGAAATCAACTATAATAATTATAGTCAATTTCATTTCTTTATATATTAATTATTTGAGGGGCTTTGAATTAAATCAATTTAATCCAAATTTGATACGATCACCAATTATATTCCAAACAGTATTATTAACAAATGATTCTTTAAGTGTTTTATGAATCTTTGGTTCAACATCAGCTTTAATAGCTTCAACAACAGCATTAGCATTATTTTGTCTATATGCTTCAGTCATAGCAACTAAATGTTTTCTAACTTGTTTTTCGATATATAATTTAATATCTTCTTTATTAGATGCAGGAGATAAAGTTAATTCATTTTCATTCAATAACTTTACCCCTTCTTTTTTAATACCGGTTTTTGGTGACCAATATTCAAGAAGACGTGCAGCAAATTTCTTTTGTTCTTCTGCCGGAAGATCGGAAATATTGCCGGTAACCATATAATTCTCTTTAAGAACTTTTACAATAGCCACTTTTTGTGACTCATACATTGCAGCTCTGTCTTTTAAAACTTCTTGTCTGCTATTATTATAAACAGTGTTAAAATTTTTCATAATTAATATATAATTGCGGATATTTATATCCTATTTTTTATTATCTCTTTTATTATTTATTATAATTTTTTTAAAAAATTATTCCAAGTATTATTATAACTATATATTTAACAATAGTTTACTATATTTCGGTATTTTATTTATCGCTTTTATAACGATAACTCTATTTACCGGATCCCAAATATAATTGCAATTTCCATTACCTAAATGATCACTCAAGTAAAATCTGCAATATCCGTAGGGAAGAACCCATTCTTCATTTGGAACAACTTCAAAAACAGAATCTCTCATATCTTTAGAATATAATGCAGATTTGTCTATTTTCTTAGTCGGACAAATTTCAATAATATCACCAGGATAGAAGGTTGCATTTGCGTATACGTTTTTACCGTCACATGTGACTCTGCATTGATTAGCATTAGTAGGAACCATGTTTATTTTATTGATTTTGGATTTATTATATCTTTCTTTATGAGACTGATAATATTCCAAACTGTCATCAAACCATGATTCATAAATTCCTTTTGTTTCCCATGTTTCTTCATCCATTATATTTTGATAGTCATCAGCTTCAACAAATTGATTTTCTGTATCGGTTGCATTTATTAACATTTCTATTTGGCTTTTACTTAATGTTGCATCACAATAATCAATAAATCTATTATGCCATTTTTCATATCCATTAACATTATTATTAGAAACCATCATATTAAATATTTTATATGCATATTCACGGCATTGAACATATATCTAAAATATTCTGTATATATCAGATGAATCTGTTTCTAATCCGTTACCGGCTAAATGTTTATCACGCAATTCATCAAAAACCTAATTTAAATGAGGTTTTAACCATAAACCTAAAATAACTTTTTTATCAGCTTTATTAGAATTATCAAATAATTTAATATCTGCACACCTATTATTAAAATATCTGAATATAGCATTTTCATCACATTTATTAGTAGATTTCAAATTGCCAATAACATCACAAATTTGAAGAATTATATTTTTGCGGTTTGTTCTATATCGTAAATAATTTAAATTACGTGCCATTACATGTTTCCATGTTTCTGCATCTGCATTCCAAACTTCTTTAAATACTTTAGTAAATTCTACTTTATTTGCTTCAGATTTCCATTGAATTGTTGGAATAGATTTTTTAATATAATTAATATTTTCTTGGTATTCACCAATCAATTTTTCAAATTTATCTTGCATTACTTCATCCCAATCACCTTCAAATAATGTATTAGTATACATATCAAGAATTTGCTCATGAATATTAACAATTTTTAATAATGCATTTTTAAATTGTATATTATTAGTAGCATTAATAATTCTTTCATATTTTGTTGTTTGCTATGTTTTTAACTATTCTTGACGAGTTGGTTTATTAGGCTATGAAATTATTACCGCCGTATTATTTGAAGTATTCTGATTATTAGAAGATTGTCCTTTATAACCGCCAGATGATACTAATTTATTAAAAAATAAATAATATTGTTTATCTAATTGTTTTACTGATTCAATAGCATTATTAGCAATATAAAAATTTCTAATATCTTTATATTGCTAATACGATAATGACTCATTTATATTTTTATTAAAATCAAAATTCATAATTTTTAATTTTATTTTTAAAGAGAAAATGATGTAATTATTTTTGTCATATTATCTAAACTTTTAATAATTTCTTCATTATTAATTTGTTCTATTGACTATGAATTATCTTTTTCACCTTTAAGTATTGCTAAAATTTCTTTAGCTTTATTTTCATCTTTACTAATTACATTTATACCCTTTTCAATTTCATTCTTGCTAGATTCTATATTTTCTGTATTATTTATATTTTCATTATTATCTTCATTTAATACATATATATTATTTACTATATTATATTGTTTATCATTAAAATATATTATAGATTCATTATTAGGATTAGAATTTAATTGTGGATATGCATTTGCAGCAAATTCTTTTAATTTATTTATAGCAGCAGTTAATTCTTGCCATTCAACCAAATCTTCAATTGATTTTATTGATATATATAAATTATTCAATATATTATATTGTTCATCTAAATTTAATTCTCCGAATTTTTTATTATTATCTTTCTCAAATATACTATCTTTAAGTATATCAACAACTACTTTATATTGATTTTTATTATTATAACTAACGATTTTGTTAATAATAACTGCAAGTTTTGTTATATTTAATTCTTTATTTGTAAGATCTTTATATTTTTCAGATATATGGTTAATAACTACTTTATAATGTTTAATATATTCTTTTTTTGCATTATCTGCCGCAGGATTGCTACCATTCAATGTATCTATTGTTGTTTTATTAAAACTTGCATTTTTTATTTCTTCGCAATATGGTTTAATTTTTTGAAATATATTTACAATTTCATTTTTTTTGTTATTTTCATCTTTCTTATCTTCTTCCATTGCATAAGCTAATAAACCAGATACCGCCAATCTTAATAATGGTGGTGTCATTTCACAAACATTTTTAATTTCATCTGGCGCAAATAAACCAATAGTTGTTGATAATACAGTTCCAGCTAAAGCATCTTTATTAGAATACCATGATAAAATATATGCATAATAATCATTTTTAGCTTTATTTTCATCAGTTGAAAATACAGTTTTAATGGCTTCTTTATAAGAATTTTCTGTATTTTCAGGTAAATTTGGAAAAGTTATATTAGCAAAATACTTATTAACATCATTTTTAATATTTGTTAATTTATCTTTATTCTCATTATCTTCACTACCTTCAAAAATACCATAATTAGCATTTTCAAATGCTTCCATTAAAGGTAGCAATTTGCTTTCATTAGATTTATATACACGGTATATTTCTCTAGGACCAACAGTATTTATAATATATAATGAATCTGCAATCTATTTTGCACGTTTATCATTATCAATATTATTTGCTTTGCTACAAATTTCATTAATAATTGTACTATATGTATTTTTTATTAAATCTTTCGATTGCTATAGCTCTTGTGGTAATCTAAACGCCTATACTAAATTTTCAATTTGAACCATAAGTAATCTATGTGTATCTAAACCATTTAATGTCATATTACCATATAATACATCAATTAAATGCTCTAATCCTTTATTATCATTTGATAAATTAGCAAAAGCCATACCGCCAACTAATTTATCATCAGTTGTTAAATTGTTACCTGCAATTCTATGTAACATTAAAGACCCATAACGTATAGTATTTCCATTTAATTTATAGCCACCGTCTTCATCAACATCTATAAATGTTGAATCACCGGCAGTATATTCACTACCGTAATTATTCAATACATATATAATTTCTGCTCTTGCACTTGAAACATATGCGTCTCTAAAACTTTGACCAGTACTTGGATCTTGTGCATTAAATATACTTATGTCTTGTACAGCTTGTGCTGTATCATATGAATATATACCATTATTAGTTAATAATGCATATGCATAACGATATGTTAACATTCTTGCAAAAAATTCAGGAAATACAGTACGACACATATTTAATGTCCAACCTAAAGTTCTGACTGGATTATTAGCATCTGTCATTATTTTTATACGGTTATTCATACGGGTTTTAAGATCAGCCAAATGTCTGCTCCAAACTTCTGTTAAATTATTTGCTTCAATTGGATGACCTGCTAAGAATTGTATAGCTGCTGCACCTAAACCGGATTCTTTAGATGCTGCTGGTGATACATTTGCTTTAGTAATAATTTGAATTTTATTTTTAATAGTTTCATCTGCAGCTTTTATTAAATCTTCCATTGTTTGTTTAGTTTCTGCAAGATTCACCATATTTTTAGGATCAAATTCATCTATAATTTCATTGATACGCTATTTTAAATCTTTTATCAATATCTTATATATATCTTCTAGATTTATATCAATTCTTCCAGTTTGTTCAGTATTATCTTCATTTAGACGCATTGACATATCAAAATCATTTGATATACTACTATTCTATTCTTTATTTTGTTTATTATTTGATTTATTAGTTTTATAATTGGTAATAATATCCATAATGCTGTCATTATCGGTATTATCATCCCAATTATCTAATATTTTTTTGCCATTTTTATTATCTGCAGAAAGATCATTAATAATTGAACTTATTATATTTGCATCGCTGCTATTTGCATTTGGAATATATTTAGTTAATGCTTCAATTAATTTCAAGCATCTCATTTTATTATTTTGCCATGACTATAATTTATTTGTTCGAACTCTTTCTCTTAATTCTTTTTCTTGTTGGATTTGTTTTGAATTTTCCTGAATAAAGTCTTTCATTTTTTCAGCTAATTCAGATTGACAGCCAACTATAAAATTTTCAAATTCAGTAGTATATTTTTTACCCATACTACTTGAAATTCCGGTTAATAATTCACGTCCAGCTTGAAGCATTTCTTTAATATAATTATCAATGGCTGCAACAATATCACCATTTCCATTTAATGGTGTTTGTGTAACAGACTATGCAATTTGTTCTGCATTTAAATGTGCAGCAACTTCATCATTGGTATTTCTGTCATTTCGATCAGTGTCACCGAATATTTTTTGTCCAGCCTTACCGATTAAATCAGTAGAAACCATAATTGCACCGACAGCGGGTGCAACACTTACAGCAAATCCGGCGCCCATTGCACCCAAAAAGCTTACACCAGCTCCAGCTAAACTGCCTGCAATATTACCAAGTGCTAAGCCAGTTAAAGCCGCACTTTCATTTAATGGTTTATAATAATCATATGAAACAGATTCATAAGCAAGACTTTCATTAGAATCTTTAATATCTTGTTTATTTGCTTTCATTTCTGCTTTAGATTGTGCCAATTGAATAGGCCCGCCGAAAAATGAATTAAAAATTTTCTAACAACAATCTTCAGCATTATTAAATGTTGATATAGGATCAACCATACCCCATGCTTCAAGATCACGGGTTTTTCTTGCTTTATTAGTCTGTACCGTATGCATTACAACCTAAAGATCTTGTGGACCAGGTTTTAGCATAATAGGTGTATAAAAATCAGATGGAACTGCTATATCTATTGGCAATAATTCACGTTTACGCTCTTGTATAAACTGTTTAATTGCAATTCTATCCATTAGTGTAAAATCTAATTGCTGCTATACAGAATTGGCTGCAATATTATCTGGTTTCTATGCATTTAATACAGTACC